AAATTAATTAACATACTTGGTGCTAGACCATTTAAAATGTTGTTTAGGTGATAATTAGATATTTCTTCTTCTAATTCTGCGTATTGTGTACCACCTTGATAATCTACAGGACTATAATACTTAAAACCTGCTCTGTATGGCTTTATATAAAGTATCTCTAAGGCTTCTTTAGATGTTCCGAATGCTGGAATACGTTTTAACTCATTTCCTCGCTTATACTTGCTCCAATCACTAAAATAATAATATGCATTTATATCTCCTTTCTCGTCACATTTCTCAGCTCGTATAGTTTCTATAGGTATGTGTTCAATTTGTACAATCTTAGATCTGTTTTTAGAGTAGATAATTTGTATTGCACATTGACCCATTAATTTTAAATCATAACATAACTTTCTGGTACAATCTTTGGTAAACAAGCTCATCATTTGAGCATACTCATTAGGCTTTTTATTTGAATTGGTCGCATCTAAGCCTTTTCCGTAAATCATCTCACTAACACCATTAATAATAGCGTTATTTGTAGGACTACCGTTGTATCTGTCTATTAGGTATTGAAAGTAGTTGTTATCTTCTCCGTATTCAATAAAGTCTTTACCTCTAACTTCTTTTACAGCAGGTGATGTATAAGTAGAAAGATTTACAATACTTAAATCTGACTTTGAGCCTTTAGTAAACTGCCCTAATTTATTTCTTGTTCTATTTTTCATATAATTAAGTAATCATTATCATATTGGTCGTTTCCTGTTGGAGTAGTGTATTCTCCATTATTAACTGTATATGGTAATGTTTGGTCTGTACAAAATATTTTGTCTTTATAAATTACACTTGCTCCTTCTTTAACAGTCATATCATAAAACCTACCCTCTACTAATACAGGACTTAATGCCTTAGATATTACTAGATAGTTTTTGTCTGTTGATGTGCTTATGCTACTGTATGTTGTAGAGGTGTTTGTAGAATCGTCTCTTAGTATCATACTAACTGTACTAGCATAACTTCTAGGAATTATTTTTAAAGTTTGTGCTGAAGCAGATGTAGTTAAATGTTTCATACTTATATAACGCACTATCTTTAAATTTTGTACATAAAAAAAGAGGAGTTAAAAAACTCCCCTTTCAAAAACTAAACTAATTTACATTATGAAAACTCTACAAGTTCAAATATACAAAATTAATTTTAATTTGGTGTTATCTGACTTCCCTCAGTTGCACCATCTATTACAGATTTTTGTACAAATAATGGAGGATCAGTTTCCTGAGATACAAATGTCAATGAATAACCAGACATATCTCCCATAGCAGCTCCACTACTAAAAGTACCTGTTGTTAATTCGCATCCGTGATCTTCTCCTAATAAAAAGAAATTACCATTATAATCTGCAACAATGATTTGTGGTCTTGCAACTGCTAATAATTTAATTTCTTCTGATGTTTGTTTTTCTTGGAATGTCAAGTTCATTACTAAACTCGATTCATAGAAAGTAGTTCCGTTTTCTCTAGATGAGGTTACAGTAGTATCAAGTGTTGATGTTCCTTTGATGTCAAACTTCATAAGCGTTGGACTTCCACCAAACCCAGAAACTTCTCCTCCAGATGTAGTTAAAGCTCCAAGCCCACCAAAGTCAACAAAGTAAACAGCCTTTAAGCCACCAACTCCTGTTTTACAAGGTAAACCTCTTCCTTTTGTTAATATACACGCCATCGGTTTTTAAATTTTAATTTTAACTTATTGAAAATCAATGAGTTAGGTTAATATTAAAAAAGGGTAGGTAGAAAACCACCTACCCCTTTATTTGTTAGTCAATTTATTTTATTATGAGTAAAGAACAATGTCAGAACCAATTCCGATTTGTACCCCTGCTGTATATCTCATAACTACTCTTACGTTTTGAGATCCATCAATATCAGCCATATCAATAACTTTAACTTCGTTTCTGTCATTTAATAGACCAGTTCCAAAATATAAGTTAGATTTTCTAGCTGCTACTGCATTGTTAGTGTTAAGTCCTGCTGTTACAAACATTGGAATACCTTGATAATTCATTTCAGTTTGTCCTACGTTATATAATTCTCTATAACCTAGAGCTGCTTGTGCTTGAATGTAAGCCTTAGCAATAGCTGTTGATACATATAATACTAAGTCATCACTTCCATATACTCCACTTGGAATAGCGTTTACAACTTTGTTTAGCTCTGCAATAACATTAGAAGCATCTACTGATGTTCCTGTTACGTCTACTACGTCTGAATCAGCTTGCATTAAAGTTTTAAAACCATCAAAGTTACCTTCTGCTGCTGCACCACCCCAAATAGAGTTTTCAGTTGCTTGTGCAACCTCTGCTGCTACTCTTGCGATAACAAAGTCAGAAAATAATGGAGGTAAACTATCAAAAGCACTAAAGCCCATTTGAGCAGCTTCCCAGTCAGAATGTAATTCTTTCTTACAAATCTGAAGGTTAACTTGCAATTCAGTTGGTGTTAATACTTTTTCAGTAAGTGTAAGACCTGATGTCGTTGAATCGAAATCACAATCTGCACTTCTTACTAAGTTTGAAAATGCTCCTACTTTCATAGCAGCCTTAAACTTGATGTTAGGTAATATAGTTACAGCAGCTTCATCAAGAGTTTTAGCTGCGAATAAACTAGCTGCTAAATATTTCCCTGCAAATTCACCTGCATAACTACTTCCTGTAATTGTTGGATTTGGCATTTTATTTAATTTTAATTGTTACTTAATTTTTTCATTATTTTATCTAAAGTAGTTTCTTTTCTATTTTGTCCGAACTGTACTTTAAATTTCTCTTGAACTTCAGGATTGTGATTAATTGGCTTAGTTGCTGGAGTTTCGCTAAGTTCTTGTTTAACTTGCTCCTCTACCTCTGCCATTTCTTCTTTTACTTCCTTAAGTTCATTGATCATACCTTTGATTTCTTCAACGGCTGATTCAAATTCTTCTTTTGATACATATTGAGCTTCTACTACTTCTTCTTCTTCAGCAGGAGCTTCTTCTTCTACTTCCTCTTCTGCTTTGATTTCTTGAATTATTCCTTCTTCTTCTACAACAAGTGTTTTACCCTCTTCTGTAAGATACTCACCTACAGGTAAAGCAATTTTATCATCTTCTGTAAGAATAAAGATTTCGTTTCCTGCTTCAAAAGCATCAGCTTCTAATACTGTACCGTTTTCTAGCTTTAATTGTGCTAGTTCTAATACTTCTTTAGGAGTTTCTTCTAATTGAGTTTCTTCTTGCTCAATTTTATCTTCTCCTAAGAAAGTTTTGATTTTGTTTAAGATTTCTGTTGATTTCATATTACTATAACGTTATTAAATTTATATTTGCATTTTTATATTTTACCAATGCCTTGGTTTATTATATTACCCTTACAGCACTTTACTGAATAGGTTTCATCTTTACATAAACAACCTCTACGTCCTCCTTTAGGACTTGTCTTACTTGGTGTTTCAAATTTTTTCATCTTCCTTGTCCTCTATACTTTTTTTTATATCCGTTTTGTCCTACACTCGCATTTTTGCTGTGTGGATGTGATTTTCTTTTTGGTTTTACATACGCTCTTATTACGTTTCTTGCCATTACTTAATAGGAATACAATTAGGCACTTTTTTACCGTTCTTCATTTTCATTCCGTATTGCTCGTATCCTGGTTGACAAGGTGCTTTTAAATTATGCTCCTCACAAGGCATATACCAAGTTTTACCTTCAAAGTCGTGTGTATGATATTTATCACAACCTATGTTCTTTGCAGCTTCTAATGCTTTTTCTTCTGTAGCATATGCTAACCTATCATCTATAATTGCAAAATCATCGTTAACTACCATAGAAGCTAAATCTATCTCTCCTAATTCTTTTAGTTTACTTTCTGACCATCTCTTAGCTGCTAAACCACCCCAAAGCAAATATGATATAGTACCACAAGCTTTAGAATCTCCCTCATCGTAATATTCTTCTGCTCTACTTAAATAAGAGTACATTCTTTTGATAGTTTCTTTTGAGATTGGTTTTCCTGCTGCTAATTGTGTAGCTCTTACTTTTCCTACTTGTGTAGCACATTTATTGTTTACTTTTTTGTTAAGCTCTAAGCCTCTCTTAGCGTTGTTTTTAACTCCAGAAGGATAATCGCTATATGATTCGAGTTCTCTCCTTTTGCCATTCTTTAAACGTTTGTCCTCTCTTACAATAGATCTAATAACAGATAGCATTTCTTCTGCTTCTTCTTCTTCAAAGTCGTTTATAGGTTCTTGGGGTCTTTCCATCTTATCTGCAAAGTAACCTTCTATACTAAAGCCTTTTACCTTGCCAGTTTTGACAAAGTTGTTCCAGATTTCATCGTTGTTTACTTTTACAGCACCCATCCAAGTACCTACAGGAACATTTAAACCA